CCGCTACCACCAAGACCGCCTCCGGCACCGCCACCTCCACCAGCGGCAGAAGAACCGCCGCCTCCGCCTCCGCCACAAATAAATGCATCAGCGTTATTTATAACAAATAGTTTATTTGCAGCCAAGGCGCTTCTAATACCATTGCTTCCATTTTGACCGCCTGTTGAGGTGGCGGTGGCGCCATCACCACCTCCCCCAAGTATATAGCCGCTATTCACAATTGTAACTAAATTTAAAGAACTTGTAATATCAATGGCTGGTTTGTTATAAGAAGACGCATAAACGTATATACCCGGATTAATAGTAACTTTAATTGGAATCGGATTTGATGCACTCCACCCAGCATTGACTGCAGCAACTGACACAGAATAATTTAAAGTGTTAGAAGAAATAATTAAATCTAATAAGGGGTCTAATAGAGTAGAGTCACCTGTAACATATCGCAACTCTGGCGGATTTAACTGTGCGTCTACATGTAAACCCCTTTCAATTTTTAATATAGAAGGTGATGGGAATACTGTCGAGTTATTAGAGTTCAATGTTGCTAAGCTTTTTGTAGTAAATAAAGTTGTACCATCACTGTCATAACCAGAAATACCATTGGTTCCATTTAATGTTACTTTAGACATAAAATTACTCCGCTAAAGATTGTGATAAGGCTTTTAACCTAGCAGCTTCAAGAACAGGATTATAATCAGGGTTTATCTCTTCGATTGATAAACCTAATGGTGCTACTGATTTAAGATCATCAGGAGTATTAGCAGATTCAATGGCAGGGTCTGAAGGTGCATCTCTTAACGCTCGTTTACTAGCAATAATATCCGTTGTATCGGCACCTGTTTCTAACGCTTTCATAAATTCTGTGTCTAACGTTTCTAACTTATCCTTTCTAGCAAACCTAATTTTGTTTCGCCATATGGTTTTTGCTTTTTCCATATCAACAGTAATTACACCGCTCTCTGGGTTGCCTCCAAATGTCCAAGCTTCACGAAACAATCTTTCGTCTGGTACTTGGTATTCATCAGCGTCTGCGGTGATAACACCAATTTTAATAAAAGTTTTCATGCAGCTAGTCTCCATGCATTTCTGAATAACCTATCTGAAGGTACTTGATCTTTAGTAACAACCTTAAACATAGGTCTATTATAGCGCACCCCCCACACTCGGCGGGGGATGTCTTTCATAATTAAATAATCAATAGCTTCCTCTTCTGTAAGAGGGCCAATACGTGGTGCAGTAAACTGTTGCATCCACATATCGTGGTCGTGCTTGAACCCTTCGTGACGGCCCTCGTCGATTGCTTTCTGTTCCTCGTCCTGCAGTGCCCAGTAGACGCTGATTGGTGGTAGATTGCCAGCCATAGCGTCAGCCATCCAGTTAGGTGAAGGCACAAGGATCATAGCAGGTGCATCTGGATCAGTAGGATCTTCAAATATGATGCGGTACTCTGTCATCTGTCCACCTGCAAGTCTACAATGTCGCAGTCAGTGTTGTTGTTCTGTGTATCATTCCATGCTCGAGTCGTCCGTACCATAATAGCACTAGAGGTGTAGGTTCCACCCAGAGGAAAGGATACGAAGTCGCCGTAGCCGCTGCTAGCTTCCCTACAGACCCCTGTAAGACTAGAGTTCGCATCTACTAACGAGGATGCGAAATTCATAGTGTATAGCCCTGTCCCGTTATCGGTAATAGACGACACGTTACCACTCGCACGGACAGAAACAGTCCCGCTACCGTTGAAGTTTACCCACGCCCTGCAGGCAAAAACAGGGGCAGAGCCGGATGCGTTAAAAAGAGATAGCGCCCCTGCATTCGTTAACAAAGCACCATCAGCATCAGGGAGTGTTACTGTTCTGTTTGAGTTAGTAGCAGGAGTTACAAGAGTGATTGTACCTGTACCTGATGTATTTCCTTGTACTTTAATTTTTGCCATTTATATTACCGTCCATGTTTCACCGTCACCTACTGTTACAGTGACTCCAGAGTTAATTGTAATAGGTCCAAAAGTACCTGCGTTCTTTCCATTAGTAATGGTGTAATTCGTGGTTATTACCTGATCGTTTTCCCAGAATACTTTATCATTACCACCGCCAACAGCACCACCACCGGCAGTAGCACCTGCTTCGATACCATCTAGTTTAGTGCCATCAGCAGCAACGTCACGACCGTCTACAGTACCCGTAAGGGCAATATTGCCAGCTACGTCAAGTCTTTGCGTGGGCGAAGTTGTACCAATACCGACGTTACCTGATACGTCGATACGCATACGTTCTGAATTATTGACCCTGAATCGCATATGGTTATCGCTGTGGTCATACATAATGTCGCCAATCTGTGCGCCACCTGCATCACCAAACATAAGGAACCCACGGCTGGTTGCGTCACCTTTTATGCGGATGCTAATGTCACCAGAAGTAGAAGTACCACCAACAGTAAGCTGTCCATCAGGGCTGCTGTTGCCAATACCCACCGATCCTGTCGATGTGATACGCATACGTTCTGTGGTCCCGTCGGTGTTAAACGCCAGAGCATGACCATTAGCTGCCTGCAATGATGTAACATTCGCTGTAGCGTCAGAGTTAAACCCAGCGGTTTTGACCCCATTTTCCAGAAACTCAATAAAAGCGTTATTTCCCGCAGATGAATTTATGGATAATCCCCCAAATGAAGATGTGACATCAATATATGCAACATTTCCAGAACCTGCTGCACCACCTGCACGAGCCACAGTCAGCCCATCGCTGGTGATAGTCCCAGTGACGTCTACACCTGTGCTGGTGGTGGAGAGTTTGGCTGTGTTGTCGTAACGCAAGCTAACAGCACCATTGGCGTCTGCTGCAATATATTCTTCGCCAGCGTTGCTTTGCACACGGAAGTCATCCGCACGGATAATAAGGTTGCCCGTGCCACCTTCCGTAATGTGGCTGTTACTGCCGCTATGATATATCTGCAAGTCAGACCCAGCGCCGAAGACGGCTTTGTCGTTGTCACCGAAGGACAAGTCCCCAGTCATGGTATCACCAGCCTTAGAAACCTTAGTGGCAATATTATTCGTTACAGTAGTGGCAAAGTTAGGGTCATCACCTAAAGCTGCAGCAAGCTCGTTGAGAGTATCAAGAGTGCTTGGGGCAGAAGCAACAAGGTTAGCTACAGCGGTGTCAGCGTAGCCTGTATAGTAGCTGCCATGTTGACCGTCAAGTAGATCTGCGTCTAGGCCAGAGCCTGTACCATCTACCGTCTTAATGGCTGTAAGAATTTCCGTAGCAGTCTGGTCTGCGGTTGCCCCAGCCTCAATCCCAGCAAGTTTAGTGTTCAGCGCCGAGGTAAAGTTGATTTCCGTCAGACCACCATTGCCGACGGCATAGGTCGTGTTGGTGTCGGGTGGAGTAGCCCAAGTAAAGGTACCATCACCATCAGACCGCAAGTACTGTGCGGTAGTCCCATTACCAACAACATTAAGCTCGTTAGCACCTACTACGTTGGCAGCAATCTGAGCGTTAATAGCAGTAGTACCAGAACCAGTCAAATCACCAGAAAGAGTGATAGTTTGGTTACTCGTCAGATAAGACCCAGAGGGCTGAATACCAGCTTCAGCAAGAGTGTTATTGATCCACTTAGTACCATCCCACTTAAGAAGCTCCCCTGAAGCAATAGAGGTAATTGCTACATCATGTAATTCACTAAGATGAAAACCATTACTAGGCCGAATAAATAAGATACCATTAGTAGCATGAGCATTAATAACCATAGCTACAGGGATAGTCAAATTAGGGGCAGTAGGAGCTACGTTAGTCAAGACACCAGCAACAGAGGGTGATGCATAAAGAATAGAACCATTAGTCCAAGTTTGACCTACAGTGGATCCTGTAGTATTGATCCCCTTAATCTCACCAAAAGATACAGCTTTACCAACGTCACCAATAGCAAAGTCTTTCTCTGCTACACCAATAAGATAAAGCTCATCGATTGTGTTGTTGGCGATAAATTTATTGACAGTAATAACTCCAGAGTTACCAACAGCACCTGTAGCATAAAGAGGCGTGCCTTTTGTAATTGCTACATCAGCCTTGATAGGCAAAGTTTGATAGTCTGTTGACCCAATCTCTATAACATTGTTATTACCGTCTTTGGAATAGAGTTTTTTATCAGCTAAGTTAAGAGCAACTTCACCAACATCGATATCTGAAGTAGTAGGCTGATTACCAGCTACACTTGATTTCTTTAAAATAATTTTCGTTGCCATGGGGCGAATTCTCCTATGTGTTTAAGGATGGAGGCGACTATGGAGCCGCCCCCTTCTTTAAGGTCAGCTATTAAACTTAGTAAGAACCACCATCAAGTACAACGTTTTGTACAGGGTAGCTACCAAAGTCCCAAGCGTCAGTTGACTCATCCCAGATGAAAGCAACATTAGCAGCAGTACCACGTTCTACTTCAAAACCAGCATTTTGTGAAGGAGTGCCTGTTTCATCAGCATTGAGAACGATGATGTTGTCACCAATATTAACAGTGTTTGAGTTAACTGTAGTAGTCGTGCCATTAACGGTAAGGTTGCCAGTGATAACTGTGTCACCACCAACGTTAAGGTTGCCAGCTACACCTACACCACCAGTTACTTTTAAAGCGCCAGTAGTAGTGCTTGTTGAAGCAGTAGCGTTAGTAATTGAAATAGCAGTACCAGTAGTAGCACCACGACCAGTAACAGTAGCAAGGGTGTCTGACTCAGAGGCACTAACAACAATAGTATTAGCGGTATCATTATAGGTAACACTGACAATACCAGAGCCTGAAATAATGCTACCGACAGCATCTTGAGCAGCCTCAGTGAAGTCTGTAATATTACTTGCTGTATGAGTATGCCCAACAGCAGAAATACCTGCCTCAGCAAGAGTATTGTTAACCCAAGCAGAGCCATTCCACTTCAGGATCTCACCAGCAGAGTTACTTGTAATAGTAGTGTTGCTAAGTGAGTCTAGCGTGTGGTTATGGGAGGTAGAAGACTTACCGTCAAGCTGAGTTTGAATAGCTGAAGTGACACCATCAACGTAGTTTAGTTCAGTAGTAGTAGCGGTAATACCATCAAGTACGTTTAATTCAGCGGCAGTTGCTGTGATACCAAACTCACCAAGAGTAGTAAAGCCAGCATTTACCCAAGAAGAACCGTTGTATGCTTTTAAGTAGTTTGACGTTGTATCATACCAAAGATCACCCTCTGCAGGGGTGCCTGGGGCAACAGAATCAACGTAAGCACCTTGTAGTGTTACAATAGCACCTGAGTTGTTCTTAGTATAAATTTTACGATCAGCAAGGTTAATAGCGAGTTCTGCTGCGTCTAGATCAGCAACTAGAGGAACTGCACCCGCTGTAGAAGATTTCTTTAAAATAATTTTAGTAGCCATTAGAATGAGCCTCCATTAATAATTTGGTCGTTAAGAGTAGTTGTTGCGGTATACTTAGCAGTAGAGCCGTTATACACAAGTACTGCCCCATTAACTTTGTTTGTGTTATCAACGTCAGTCATGCTAGTAGTCGTAAGCGTATGAGGTTTCCAAACTTGAGTAGCAAGATCATAACGAAGAACGTCGTTATTCTTGATGCCACTATAGTTTACGTCATTAAGCTCGCTTACCTTAAGCTTTCTAGATTCCCAGCGATTATACACAGAATTGTAGCCAATAACATAACCTGTTGCTGCAACACTAACGTTAACATCAGAAAGATCGTTAATTGCATGGGTATGTCCTACGTCAGATTTTGTAGCCAACCCTGCAACAAGCTGTGCATCGGTAGCATATTCAAGATCTAAGTTAGTATTTACCCAGTAACCTAGAGCAGCGTCATATTTTAGAACATGCCCATTAGCAACGTTGGTGATCTTTACATCATGAAGTTCATTTAATTCGTAACCATTATCAATGTTTACAAATACAGAACCAATTGTTGTGTCTACTGTTGAAATCCAACCAACATGAACCAAATGATAAGGAGTAGTATTTTGCGTTGTTGTAAATCTACCAGAAACAATGTCTAAATAGATTCTCTGACCTGCTGTATAGCCTGAAGTATCTAAACCTCTAACAAGGCCGAAAGTAGTTACATAGCCATAGGAGTCTGCAAGAAT